CGAATGGTTTTTTCGAAGTCGCCGTCGATGTCGATGCCACCGCCTTCAGTGGCGGTCGCGGCGAGCAGGACTAAATATTTGCGGATCATAATCAGATTTTTTTGATGAGTGTTTCGAACTCCACCATCAATGCCGTCTGTGCCCGCTGCCGAGCCTGCGCGACAGCAGCGGGACTATCGGTCGCGGAGGCGGTTTCACGTTCTGCTTTCATGGCGGAAAATTTTTCGAGGTCGGCATCGTTGAGAATGCCTGCCTTGTAAGCGCGGGCTACGGCGTTGGGATTCGCGCCGATGACGCAGGCGCTGAGTTCTTTTTGTTGCTGCTCGGTGTAGACGCAGCAGACGCCATCCTCTTCATGCAGGCCGAGCTGGTTCAACTGGTCGCGCCAGGGCGCGGGATCGTTGTCCCACTTGGTGACGTAGCTCACCGGCACGAAGCCGACGCTGACAGCTTTGAGATAACCCGCAGCCGTCATTTGAAAACCTTTGATCGCGAGCGCGGCGGTGGGAACATCGATGGCCCACTTCACTTGCTCCACGAGCTGGCGGCCCTGCACTTTGAAGTCGATGACTTTGCCGAGCAGGCAATCAATAGAGCTGTAATTGTGCGAGTCAACGAACGGCGCGTTCTTCTGGAAATCATCGAAGCGCCAGCCGTTCGCGCGAATCACTTCGCGGTAGCTGTCAATCGTCTCGTCGCTGGCGATGTATTCGACAATACCTTGCTTCTCGTCCAGGACACGGATTTCCGGGTGAATGGTTCTTCGCAGCGTTTTCATATATTGGGACGCAGGGTGGCGATTGGGATTTTGCTGTTGATAAGCGCGGCGGTGTCCGCGTTGGCGTCGCGCGTGTTGACCCGATAGGTCAGGTCGCCGCCGCTGACTTCAATCGTGCGGCCCTTGCCGCGCGGGCCGGACCGGCGCACGTTCAAATCTTTGCGCAACGCGCCTTGAAATTTTTTGATACTCATTCTTCGCCTCCTTCTTTGGGTGGTGCTTCCGCGAGTTCGATACATTGGCAATTGATGACGTTGCCAGCGGAGCCGGATTCATCGCCGGGATGCATCAGCTCTTCGCCATCCACAACGAACGGCTCATCGACTGGGATGCCATTGCCGGGGCCGTAATCGTCCTCGGCCTTCGCGTGCGCGGGCCGGACGGTGGGGCCGTGGGAACTCAGCCAGGTCTTGTATTTCACGCCGACGTCCGTCATCGCTTTGTGCCGCGAAAATCCATAGGCCGCGCTGGTCTCGGTCATCGCGATGCGCCGCGCCTCGTATTTGGAAAGGTTGTTGAACACTCCACGAATGCGCGCGGTCATCTCGTCAATGCCCTCGCCTTTCTTCTCGCTCTCCTGGATCGCGGTGTTCAATTGGTCGCGCGCCGTGTCGCCCACGCCCTTGATCCATTTTTCACGCGAGCCAATGAATCGCAGCGCGTCCTTGGACGGCATCGTCCACGGGTCATCTTTGCGGCCAATCTCTTCGAGCAGCTCCGTGCCGGCCGTTTGCAGCACTGCGCGCGTGACGGGATCGAGATTCTTGTGCAGCGTGGTGCCGAAATCTTTGGGATCGAAAATCAGATCCAAAATGCTGGTGCGGGTCTCAATTGCTTTTTGCTTCGCTGCGCCGAGCTTGTGCAGCGCCTTCGCGCGAAACTCATTGAACACCTTGGAGCACTTCGACTGATACAACTTCACCGACTTGGCGCGCAGGCGCATGTGCGCTTCCCAAAGCGTTTTGTTTTTCGATGAACGATGCACGCAGCCCGCGCCGTGGCGATGCTCCAACGCATCGAACATCGCTTTGACTTCGTCGTCGGGCTCCTTTCCGTTCGAGGACGAGGACGAGGACGATTCTGAGAAATCTTCCGTGCCTGGTTCGGGCACTTCCTGCGCGGCTTCGTTCGCAGCAGCGCTGACGGGCGTGAGGCTGATGGCGATGTAGCCTTGCTGCCATTCGGGATATTCCGGCAGGCCGAGCAGAAGATATTCGTTGATCTTCTCCATCGGCATTCCCTGGGCGGCGAGTTTGGTCATGCTGTCCAGCCGCTCCTGGCGGACCTGCTGCATGCTCGGGTGCTCATCCCAATTCAAACCAACTTCGACGCGATCGCCGGTCAGGCGGAAAATCAATTTCTCCAATGCGCCACAAAACTTCGCACCGGTCGGGATGCAGGTATTGATGAGCAACTGGAACATGTCGCTCGCGCTGCCGATGGAGTAACTCGCTTTGATATCCGCCATGCTGGGAGGCACGCCGAGGCCGATGAAGATTTCGTGACGGTTCTCCAGGCGCTGGCCGATGAACGATTCGTCGACGCTCGCCAGCTCGGCGTTGTGCAACTCGACGTCGCCACCGACGACGACGTCTTTTGATTCACCACGCAGCGACGCATTGCGCCGCTCTTTGAACTGCATGATGAGTTGCTCGCGCTGTTCGTCGGTGGGCTGCCCGCCCTTGACGGCGATGATGCGCGACGTGTCGCCATTGTTCGCCATGAGGTTGCGGGAAAATTTTCCCGCGAGCCAATCGGCTTCAGCAGCGATGTGCGTGGCGCGATATTCCCCGAGGCCGCGATGATCGTTGTAAGGATTCCAGTTGCGCAGCCGGATGACTTCGCTCGGATCGAGAGATTGCGTCTTGCCGCCCGCAGTCGTGTAGGTCCATTCAATGATTTCGTCGTCCTCAATGGTCGGGCGCATGCGACCAGGGCGGGCAATCTTCAATTGGCCAAAAGGATTGGCAGCGACGTCGGGGAACGGGACGCGCGAGTCATTGGCCAGAATCCAGAAACATTCCTGCAGCTTGAGCCAGCCGATGGACGCTTCAACAAAATCAAAGTAGGTGAGTTCGCGGACCGGCTCGTTGAGTAACGCCCGCACCTGGGGAAGGTCAATCAATTCCTCCTGGGCGCGATAGACCAGGCCGCGCGCCGTGGACAGGCGCTTCAGCCGTTGCGATGCCTGGCGCGTCTTCGCGGCGGTCGGTTTGGAGAACTGCACCTCGCAGCTCGCAATCGGTTGCGAAATGATTTTGATGGCGCGCTGGACCCAGACCGAGTCGGCATACGGCGAATACAGGTTCTCGGCGAAGCCATACTCCGTGGCGCGGGCAAACCAGAAGGCGGGCACTCCCTGCGTGAAATTGCCAGTTCCGATGGATGCATCGCTCGGATCACGGCGAATAATGGCCTCATGCCGGCGCGGTGGAACCGTTAAACCTTGGGCGGCAAGTGAGTTGGGCAGGAAGGGTTTCAATCCGTCACCTCCAAAACTGGGTTCAACACCTCATGCGGGATGGCCTTTAAAACCGCTTTAAACGCCTCTGTGGCGCGAGAACGGCCCCACGTTCGTGACAAAGTGGCTGAAAGCGGTAACGGTAACCGCCACAAGGGAGAGTACTCTGGACTTATTAACCGCATTCTGTTGGGGGTGTGATTGGTCATACAATGGCGCTCCAGATTTGTCCGGCTGTGGACTTCCCGGCGTGCAGCGCCAGGGCTTTGGCCCAGAAACGGTCGCAGTGGGAATCAGCGGACTCGCCGACGAACCTAATATTATTAGAGGCGGTCGTTTCCTTTTTGATGCCGCGCAGGTCGGCGCGGAGCTTCTCATCCTTGTTGTAACGGAGCGTGCGGTCCTCGTGGGCGGCGCGGAGCGGGAACGCCAGCTCCTCCTTCACCGGGCCGCTGAAGCGGACGGCTTCCACTTTGTAACCGAAGCGAGCGATGGCGCGCTCGGCGAGCTGCATTCCGAGGCCGGTGGAGTCAATGCAGCAACGGCGCACAGCCGGGAGCCGCAGCAGCCGATACAATTCCTCTTCCTGTTCGGCGAACGATTTTTTACGCAGCTCGATGCGCGACCGTTCCCAGAACACGTCGCCAACTTTTTCCTCCACGTCGATGACACTCAGGTCTGTGGTGCGGGCGACGTCGAAGCCGAGGTAAACAGGGTTGGTGCATTTCTTCAGGTAATCAAAATCTTTCTTCGCGGTATCGTCCTCGCACGACTGGATCATGTCGTAGGTGATGAAGGCGCTGCTTTCGTCGGCGGGGATGCAGCAGTATTCCTGGAGCCACTGCTCTTCATCGATGCACTCGGCGCGCTGGCGTTTCAACCAGGCTTCTCGGGATTCATCCTTGCCGGTGGCGGCGTTGATTTTTTCCACGATGCCGTCTTCGACTGCGCGCTGGATCGGAATGGTGTGCAGCGACCAGCCCATCGGGTTGCCGCGTTCTTTGATGTCCACGATCAACTGATTGAATTGCGTGGCGATGCCGCGATGGGTGGAAATAATTGAGAGCGTCCCGCCCCATTGAATCACTGGCTTGGCAACCGCAAACAGCGTGCGCTGGTCTTTGTGCAGCGCGAACTCGTCCAGCTTGACGTGGCCGGTCTTGCCGACGATGGCGTCGGGATTGGAACTAAGCGCATAGATGTTCGCGCCGCTCGCAAAATTCAACACCTGGACTTTTACAGGTTTCCCGTTTGCGTCCTGAAACACCTGCTCGCCCATGTCCTCGGCGGCGTATTTCAAAACGTTCGCCCAGCGCTTGCAGTAAAGGATATATTGCTTGGCCTGGACTTCGTCGCGGCTCATCACCCAGACGTCTTTGCCGTTTTTCTGCGCGGCCTTGCGAACCGAGTCGTAACTGTCCGCATAGCTCAATCCAATCTGGCGGGACTTCTCGACAATCTTCAAATGGGACTCATCGCGAATCCAGTCCGCCTGGTAAGGCATGAAGTAGGTCTCGCTGACTTTGCCGTCTTTGGAAGCGCGCGGTGCCATTAGAGTAATCGTAGTTCGGATTCGATTTTCTTGAGCGTCTCCGCAGTGATGCCGCCCTTGTTCGTCTTGGCATCTGCCAGCGCGGCCTGCGCCCGGTCGTAAGCCGCCGCTTTCTGTTCCATCAACTTCGTGCGGCGATCCGCAATGGAGAGTTTCTTCAAATCGATTTCTGCTTTGGTTTTGCCCTGGACGTAAGAAAGCACGGTCTGCTGCATCGAGTTCGCCAGGTTGAGCAGCTTGGGATCGGCGGCACCTTTCACCTGCAGACTCATCACCAGTGATTTTGTGACGGTGATCAAGCGGTCCAGATCGGGAGCCGGGTTCTCTTTGTAGGCTGATTCCAATTCCTTGTTCATGCGCCCGCCTGAAGCAATCAGGCCGAACAGTTGCTGCTCCAATTGCTGCTGCCGCAATGATGACAAAAATTCGGAGAGCCGACCGGACGAAACCGCGACGCCCTCGTCCCTCAGCCAGGTAACCATTTCGGCGAGCGTCTTTTTCTCCGAGTCCATTTCCAGCAGCGCCTCGGCGAACTGGTCCAGCTTGGATGATTTTTGTTTGCTCATCGTTCATCGGAGTTGGCGGGCTTTCATCAAACCTTTCGGAGTGGTGAGCGCCCAAAAGCGTTCCTTCGTGGTTTCGTCGGTCGCGCCTTCAATCAGTTTCTGCGAGACCAACTCTTTCATCTGGTTCACGACGTCGCCCTCGGTTGGCTCATCTGGCCGGCACGTGAGTTGCACGGCGGTGATCAACGCGTCTTCCGGCATCGGCTGTCCGTCGCACTTCAACAGCGCGACTAAAATTGCTCGGATGATTTTTGTGCTCATTTCCGGTTCTCCATTTTTCCTTCGAGGCGACCGACCTCTTTCAGGATTTCATTCACGCGGTCGTGGATTGCACTGCTGCGTTCTTCGCCAGCCTCATTCAGTCGCCGCTCCATTGCGGGGAGATCGACGCGAAGCGTTTCCCACAGCTTGCTGATTTGTGCGCTGTGCTCGTTGGACTTTTGCTCCAACGTGGTAAAACGCACTTCGGTTGCGTCGTGGTTGTAGCGTTTGGGAGATTTGCGGACGTCGACCGGCTGATCATCGCGCTCGAATTTCACGCTTTGCTTTTTGTCGGGGCGGATCGCCGTCCAGATGAATGCCGCCGCCACGGCGAGGCCAATCAGGATGATGAACACCCATTTGAACGTTGCAGCGGGAACGCCGCCCAGGTCTGCTTGTGCGAGTAGTATCATTTGGGTTCGATGATGAGTTCTCCGAACGTCGCGTCCGGGTCGGTCCGATTGTTTGCGAGCCGATTGCGCGTGACGACCGGCTCAATTTTGCAGTCGGAAAACAAAGTGCGGTTCAAAGGCGAGTCATCGACGGTAACGATCCATTTGCCTTTCAGCTTCTCGACGCGCCTGCGGAATGGGCGCATGTCGGACTCGCTGAAGCTTTGATATGCCGCCTGTTTGCAATTCATGTAGGGCGGGTCCAGAAAGAAGAACGAATCGCTCGAATCATAATTCTCCAGGCAGCGCTCGTAGGACGTGCTCTCAATGACGACGCCATTGAGCCGCTCGCGCGCTTTGCCGAGCGCGGCGGCAATCACTTCTTTTTTGAAACCGACGCCGCCCCCGGCCGTCCGCGCCACACCGAAGCTGTGCATGTTCCCGCCGAAGCTCGTGCGGTTCACCAGGAGATAACGCGCGGCTCTCTGAATTTCAGTGAGCCCTGGTTGCGCAACGAAGTCGTGAAGATTTTTCCGGCTGGAGAACAGCCAATCCATTTCCTCCAGGAGCGCGGGCAAATGGAATTGCAGGTTGCGGTAAAGCGCGATGAGCGTGTCGTTAAAATCGTTGATGACTTCAACAGGCGAGCGTTCCTTTGCAAACAGCACCGCACCGCCGCCGATGAACGGCTCGCAATAGCACACGTGCTTCGGGATGCGCGGGAGCAGAAGTTTCAGCATCCGGCGCTTGCCACCTGGCCAGCGTAAAAATGGTCTTACTGGTTGTGTCATGCTGTCTGGTAAACTTTCCGGTAGTTCTGCTCGATGGCTTCGGCGCGGCGATCCATGTTACGCGCCTGGCTGCTCATCTGATTCACGAAATGTTTCACTTCATCCGGCGTGGCCTGCTGCAGGTGTTTGTAACCTTGCTGGCCGCTGATGATCCATTTGCTCTCGGCGGCGGTCGCGCGCAGGCGACGCTTCGCACCCTCGTCTGGAATCACATTGCGATTGATTAAGATTCCAGTGGCGCTCATCCATCCGCCGTGAGTGCGCAGCAAATTCTCCAGCGCCGTGATTTCCTCATCACAAGGCTGTGGTGGAATTTCTGGCACTTCGGAGATCACGATTTTAGCCTCCTCGCTGCGCACGCCTGCGCGGCATCGTCGGTCTTGTGTTTGTGGCGGCACTCCCAGATCGTGCGCGCATTTTTCTGGATGCATCCGCGATAGCGTTTGCCACCGAGCGGATATGCGGCAGGCCAGGTAATCGATTTCATCGCGGCACCTCCTGTGCGCTTGCGAGTGCGCTGATGTATTTATCGATGTGGTGATCAGCAAGAACCTTAGTCGCCGCGAGCCAGCCGCATTTGACCGTCCATGCTTTACCCATCGAGACGACGTCGGAGAAAAGCCGCAACACGACGTTGGGGTCTTCCCAAATATCTCCCGCCGTCGACATGAATTCGTCGTGACCGGGGCGTCGATAGCCAGCGAGCCAGCCAGGGACGCGCGGCACCAGGTCGCAGTCGTGTATCAAAGTGAACGTGGCCGCGCCAAGATTCGTGAAGGGCGATCCAGGAACCGGAAGCGTGTCGTAGCTTTTTTGAAACTCAGGATCGCCAACGCGTGGCGCGCCGAACGTGTAGACGCTGTGAACGTTCACCATCCAGGTCCGCAGTTGAATTGCAGCCAATATCGCGAGCGCGCCGCCGAGAGAGTGGCCTGTGAGGATTACAGGCTTCGGACCGGACGGCATGAGCGCGACGTAAATTCTGTTCGCGATTGCGGCGCATGCCTGGCCGAATCCACAATGAACACCACCCCAGCCACTGGATATCCGCCACGCTTCTGCGTCGGTGACAAAATCCCGCAGATCACTCGTGCCACGGAATGCGACCACAACACAATCACCAAGCTCGCGAATCAAAACCTGCGTGTCGGTGGCCGCGTCCTGGATCGTCGGCGGTTCGTCGTAAGCCATGCGAGCGTAGAGCGCCAGCTCGCGGGCGTTCGCCAGGGAGAACCGCAACGCTTTCAAATCGAGCGCGTGGCCGCTAGAGGTGCGGACGTCGCCATCGTTCACACCTGGTTGAGTTGCGGGCACGTCGCTCATGGAATTTGGAATTTGATTGGCGATGGGAGGTTTAGAACGTGAATCCGGCGAAGACCTGGAATACCTGGCGATTGGCCGGGAGCTGCGCGCCGACGCCCACGCCTGCGAAGGTGTGTTCGGTCAGTGCCTTTTCCGCGCGCACCCCGATTTCGCCGAAGTATTTGTCCTGCTTTACCCCGTTGAAGTTGTAGCCGCCATCGCCGTAGATCGTGAGCTTGGCGTCGTGGACCACGAAGTTTAGCCCCACACCGGCCTGCTCGCTCACAAGCGTGCCTGCGACGCCGGAATTGCGCGTGACGCTTTCGAGCGAGAGTCGCACAGGGGAGTTGCTCGGCGAATACACGTTCCACGAGAGCCGCATGGAATTGGCGAGCGGCACGCCACCCTGCGTGGAATCAACGCCAGTAGCCAACTCGCCGCGCGCGGTGGCGAATGTGGAATCCAGATTTGTGTTGAAACTGGAAAAATACTGCTCCACGGAGGTGAAGAAATTTCCGGTATCGGTCGGGGTTGCACCTGTAGGCGCGGGCGTTGTGCCCTGGCCGAACGTCAGTGGCGCGGCGCTACAGAGAAGACCCACTGCAAGGAGTGATGTGATTTTTGTTTTCATGGTTTGGATAAGAGAGAAGGCGCGCCGAGTGCGAACATTTAAACGGCGGGCACCATGAAAAATGGACGCGGGTTCGGCGGCCTTCAGATTGGTTGTTTGCGGTGCCCGTTTCATTTCGGGCATGAGAAGACCACAGAAGAATTCCCCACTCCGGGGAATTGGATATTTTCTGGAAAAAGAAAACGGCGAGCTGGTGCCCGCCGTCTGGGGGATTTAAAACACGGCTAGTTGTGCTTTGTCAAATTTCTTATTTGAACCTAATCGTTTGTCGGTATTTGGTACCTTGGTAGCAGTTTGTTGAACTCGGGCTGAGATGAGCCGTGCGGAACGATATACGTAAAGTCATAATAGCGAATTGCGAATTTCCACGCTACGCCTTCGATTTGCATTATTTCGCCAAAAGTTCTGTGAAATTGGTCGTCAAAAAGAACTAACACGTTACAAGAACTGCGGCCAGAATTCAGGTCCTCAATCGTTGGGAAATCAGGACCACCACCGACCTTATTTGTATTTAAGTAAGGAACGTTTGGGTAGACCTCGAAGGGTGTGAGATGCGCGGGGTTCGATGAGTAGATGGCTTTATTCGCGGGAGCGGTTATCGAAACAACCTCCCTGACGTTGTATGCTGGTAAACCGCCAATATCTTCGTATCGCCAAGTGAGCATCAAAGGCCATCCCTCGTTCATAGCCGGATCAATTTTCTCAAACATTACATTTTTGATACTCAAAAACGGCGTGGTTTGCCAAATATTGGTCGCACGCTCCCTCCCTCGAATTCTCGCCATGATCTGCTCCTCGGTTTCACCTGGCCCATCAGGCGACCACGCGTATCGACCTCCCATATTCCATACCTTAAAGCGAAAACTGTTGGTGCGTTCAAATTTTTCATCATTCCTTGTATACACAATATCGACGGTCACTTTCGTGTCATTCTCCAACGATTTCACCTGATGCAGATTTTGAATCACGATCGAGTTGGGGTAACCCTTATCGAGCTTTTCAATGATTTTGGTCCCCCTAAGCACCGGGAGATAGTATTCATGCAATCCCGCGGGCTCGTTCCACCGGACATTCCAATGAACTTTGGAGACATCGTTTGTTCCAGCAATATCGACGAAAAGAACATTTGAAAATGGGTCGTGGTCGTCCAGAAGAGTGCCTACAGTGAGCGAGACGTCGTTTGCTTTATTTGCGATGACTCGTTGTTGTTCCAAAGCGGCAGCGAATATTCTTTCTTCTGTTCGCGCCGAATTAATCTGGCCCCAAGCGATGGCGATAAGCAGTGTAGTTGCAACGGCGAAACCCCAGCTCGTTTGCTTCACAAACTTCGGCTTGAACCAGAAGATCGCCAAACCAAGAATAATGAGCAGGACTTCTAAACCCAGGGCCGAGAAGGTTATTCCCAATTTCCGATATCCCATGCCAAAACAATAATTCTGAAAATATGTGCAGAATCCGAAGGCCACTAAATTTAGGATGACGATAATCCAGTGCGTGGGATCGACCCGCCACCATGTTTTTTTCTCTGGCACTACGGTCAGAGCGGCTGTGGCCGTGGCGGTGCCTGTCATCGGCTGCGGCTGTAATTGCCGCACCTGTTCCCCGCCGCGTTGTTCGTGTTGCTTGCGTCGGGACTGTTGCCTTCGGCTGCCCATCAGGAACCACCCATGTTTGTCGCTTCATTTTGCACGACGCGATAGCACATAACTTTAAGGAATCTCTCGCGGATTACTGGGGAGGTGTTTGGTGCTGCGCGGCTGCTTCGGCCAGGCACTTTTATCGGGAATAATTTTGGGGATCAGCGCCTTCAGACCTTCAGCCGCCTCGTCGCGCGCGTTCTGTTCTCGTTCGTGATCTATCTCGGGGCACCAGCACTTGCATTTCGAGCACCACCATGCGCCCTTGAATTCAGCAATGGTCCCGCACTTCGCATGCTTGATGACCGTGCGCATCAGCGAAAATGAAAAATGTTTCCGCGCAAACAATAGTTTGCCGCCATCAAGCCGAGCAGGACCAGCGCGAGAATGCAGGTGATGATGACGTAGTCTCTCATTTTGCCTCTTTGAATTTTTCCTGCACGATGAAGTGTCCGAGTTTCGCGCTGTGACGTTTTACGTAAAATTCTTTTTGGTCGGGGGACATCCACGCCAACTCCCATCCTTCATCACCGATTGCGCGCAGCACGTCTTCGGGAGAATTTTCGTTGGGCATTTCCATGTAGCCTTTCAAAGCCTCTTCGCCTTCCTTGGATTCGCGCATTTGGATAAACACAGAATAGCTCGGCGTGCTGCCGATGCTGGTGGTGTGTCCGGCCTCATCGGGCATCTTCACCTTTGCATATTCCCAACTGACATTCTTTTTGCCACAGCTGCAAAAAAGCATTGAAGAGCAGGCAACAAAGAGAACGACGGTTTTCATGATGAAGCGAGGTGGATGCATTTACAAAACTCTTTGTCGCAGCCAAGCAGTGGGAGCGTGGGTGCAAACTCGATTTCGAATTTCTCGTTTTGAATCGCGCGATAGGCGTCACATTCTTCAGGGGGACAATTGCAGCCGAGAATGGTTACAAACTTAATCCCCGCCGATTTCATTTCCGCCAGGCGTTCGCGCGAGGATCGTTCCACTTCGGCACGTGAAGGTGGCTGGCGTTTCATTTGTCCGTACTTTTCGCTGAGTTATTCACATGGACACGTTTTGTCTGACCCTACCCGCAAAACTCGTCGCGTTGTATGGTTAAAAATGCAGTCGTCATTTTGGAGCCGGCTTTGGAGGAGCTGGCTGGTCACCTGAGCCCTCACGAACGCGTGATGATGGGGAAGCGCTTTTACCGCTGGTCGAAGCAGCTCTTCGTGAGCGCCCATATACTACGCCGGGTTTCTCAACCTCAGCCAAAGCCTTCTTTGCGGCGAGCAATGAAGCGTCGTCCGGAGTTAAACTAGCGGACTTCCGTTCGCGCTCGTCCAGCTCGTCCAGGATCGCCCGCAAGTTACCAAGGACATATTTGCGGTCATTCGCCGAGACCCTGTTCAGCTTCGCCGCCAGTTCCGCAAATGACTTCATCAGCGTGTCCAGCTCCAAATGCGAATACGCCGTCGCGACGTGTTTTGTTTCTGGAGTCTCCTTTTCCTGCTTCGCCAGGAGAGTTCTCAACTGCTCAACCAAATGGAGCGCCCGCAATGTGGCCTCCGGGATAGGCTGATAGCCGTTGGAATATTTCCGCATCGTCTCCCGATTGATCGCCGCCGCGTCCGCCAGCTCTTCGTAAGAAATTCCGAGCCGATGGCAGATGCCCGCGATTTCTTCCACTTGATTTTGCAATTTTTCCGGCATGCCAAAATGTCTGAATTAGACGTTGACAGTGTCTAAATCAGACAGTAAAAGTCTTATTGTGACAACTCACAATAGAAGCAGTGAACGGAAACGCTGGAGGGCGGTCAAGAGCAAAGTAATCGCGCGCTTCGGCACAATCACTGCCGCCGCTGAGAAGTTGGGTTGCCATCCGAATTCAATCCGATACGCGGCGTCGGGTCTTTGCCCGCAGGTAAAAGCCCAATTGGAGAAGGAAATCCCTGAACTAGCGGAGGCCGCGCAATGAACGATCCTGTTGAATTTTTTCTGCGCGAGGCGCTCGCCCACGCTCGGACGATGCCTTTGCGAGACGCCGCACTCTTTTTGCACGGCTTTGTTTTGTCTTGCGCGGACAAAAAGGTAGCTGACCAGGTCCGTCCGCTATTCGTTCAGGTGTCTGAATCAGACAGGCAGCTGGAACTCATCCAGAGCGGGCAGATGAAACTCAATCTTCACGCACACGAATGACCGCCGCGCTCCAAACCCGCATGCCACTGCCGACCGAACGGATCACCGTTCTGTTGAACGTGCATTGCGTGCGCGCGTTGCTGGAGCTGAACGAAGACGAGACGCTGGCACTGGCACGGATGGAGTGGGGCTTTGATGTTTCAAGCGGCGCGGCGAAGCGGATCGACCTGCGCGTGCTTCCCGCCGTGGTTACAAACTTCCTGGTTCACGGGGGCACCAAGCGGCTGGACTGGGATTGGGAACGCGTCCGCAAAGAATTGGTTCGCGGGTCCGTGCGGACGGCCACCATCGGAGCGCACGAAGCGCAATACATCGAAGGCACCACAGCGCAATTGATTCTCAATTGTTCCTCCACGCACCTGAACAGTTTTCTGGCGTGCCGCCAGTTGCGCGTTGTTCCTGGAACGCCCGAGCCAAAGCCGGGTCCGAACGGCACGCCGAAAATTACCGCCGAGAGCTTTCTGGAGTTTCTCCGGAAGAGGAGGGTGCGATGATTTTGATTCCTGAATTTGCGGCGAGTCATTCAGCCACCGTGGCCGGTGGTGAGGGGCCGGTGCCGCAAGCGGAGTTCCACCGCGTTAAACCCGGCCTCTCAATTTCTTGCCATCCAGGCGAGGCGGAAGTTTTCGCCGTCGCCCGGTCGGTCATCATCAAAGAAATTCTTGCGCTGCTCGGCGGTGATGTTCCTTCGCCAACCAAATACACGAAGCACCTGAATGGTCTGGCGTTCTCCGACATCTGCGCGATCCGCGACCAGGTCCGGATTGAGAAGCAAGAGCAGCTCAAAGCCGAGGAGCTTCGCCGCCAGCCTGAACTTCCGACACGTCCAGTTCGCCAGATGCGTTTTTTCTACGGGAGGAAATCATGAAGCTTCAAACATTCACCGGCTTTCGTGGCAAGGCGGCGCTGATGCAAATCGGCAAAATAAAATTTCTCGTGCTGGCTCAAAACACTAAGCACCTGGAGGCGCTGCACCAGCACATCCTCCCGAACAGCGCCGAGCCGTTCAACCCGGTCGCATGCCAGGCGAGCATTATCATCCAATCCACGGTTCTTCCTAAAACCAAACCCAACCATGAGTAATAAAGCCGTAAAGGTTCCAACATTGAAATCCGGCAACGATGCCGAGGCGGCAGCCAAGCTGACCGAGCTGGTGGCCGATGCGCAGAATGGACTGCGCCGGATCGTGGCGCTCGGTTTGTTCTGTTTCGAAATCAAGGCGCAGCTCAAGCACGGTAAATTCAAACCATGGCTTGCGGTGAACTGCAAGGAGACTTCCTATCGCAGCCTGGCGGCTTACATGCAGTTGACGGCGGGCGTGCTCCAGAAATGCGGGACCAGCGCGAAGGCTTACATGGCAAAAGTGCAGCCTCTGCACTTTTCCCACAGTGGGGAATTACTCCTTTTGGCCGATGCTAAAGTGCCAGAGGAGGTGAAGCCGTTGAAGGACAAAATCTGCTCCATCATCGACGGCAAATCGCAGGCGCAGTTGTTCCTCGATTTCAAGCAGGCCGATGAGGACGAGGAGACGGACCAGGTCAAAGGCAAGCGCGGCAATCTAAAGAGCACTGGCCGCGAGCCGAAGCAGGCGTCGCCGGAACAATTGCTGGCCGCACAGCAGAAAATCGCGCGCGAGAACATTGAAGCCGCGATTGATGCGCTCGGTTGCGTGAAGGGCGAAATTGCGGTGCTTCCTCCCAAGACCAAGGAAGACCGCTTGTTGCTCACCACGTATCTCGCCGCGCTGGAGCAGCAGACCAAGGCTGTCAGCCTCATGCTGAATAAATCCGACGATCCGAAGACGGCTCAGAAAATTGAAGAGCTGTTCAAGGCTTAACCACTTTATGCAACTCATCACACGACCCAACTTCACCTCCGCAGACCTCGCCGAGTTTGGCAACTTGCCACCTGGCGTGCGCAATGAAGTCGACCGATGGCTTCAGTTGCTCGCGACGGTGACAAAGCCGATCCAGGACAGCCTGGAGGCCGTGGCGCGGCAGATGGATTGCAGCTACAAAACTGCGCGCCGGAAATATGACGACCTGCGCAAGACCGGCGACTGGCGCGTGCTCATCAATCGCGCCAAGGTGCCCGAGGCGGTATCCGCCCTCTCACCTGAATTCCTGAAATACATCAACGCGCTTGCCGACAAGAACCAGCGCAAGACCCGTCCGGCCTGGCGCGCGTTCTGCCGCGACTGGCGCGCGGGCAAATCGATTCCCGGCCTGGACAATTCCCTCCCGCGCCATTGCCTGCCCGAGGGCACCGGCTACGACAACGTGGTGAAGAAAATCCGCGACGAGTTTTCCCGCACCGCGATGCGCAAGGGGCTCGGCGCGGCGGTCGCGAAGTGCGGCCCCAAGATTTTCACCACGCGCGCCAATCTCTGGCCGATGAGTCACATGCCGATTGACGATTTGTGGCACGACAATTTCGTGGTGTTCTCCGGTCGCTCAGGCGCGCGGGCGCAGATTGTGCGCGTGCTGGAGCTGGACGCGCTCGATGTGTTCACGGGCAAGCTGCTGGCCTTCGGCGCGAAGCCGCGCATCAAACGCGGCGACGGCACGATGGATGGTCTGAAGTTGAAGTATGCCACGCTGCTGGTCGCGGACGTTTTTTTTAACGTCGGTTATTCTCCACGTGGAACAATTTTGATGGCCGAGCACGGCACCGGCGCGGTGCCTGAGCGCGTGGCGCGGATTCTTTATGACCGCACGGGCGGGTTGATCCAGTTGCGCGAGTCCGGCATGACCGGCGAGGAGCAGGTGATTTGCGGCCACTACGGCGAGGCCAAGGGCAATCCGCGCTTCAAGGGCGCGCTGGAATCCATCCGCAACCTGAAACACAACGAGCTTGGTCCGGTGCCTGGGCAGACGGGCATGAATCGCGACGACCGGCCCGAGCAGACGCACGGGATGCTGAAGGATTGCGAGGACATGCTGAAGGCGATGGCGGTCCTCGCGCAAAAGAATCCCGCGCGCGCGCGCCAGTTGCGGTTGAACCTGCTCGATTATCATGCCGACTTTTTGCCGCTGTTAATCGACGTTTACAGAGAGATTAATAACCGCGATTGGCACGAGTTGGAGGGATGGGCGAAGATTCCTGGCAATCTCCAGATTCAATATCGCACCACACCGACCAGTGACCATTGGTTGACGGATGGAGAGTTCTCGGCTTTGCCGGTCCTCAGCCGGACTTGCCTTCTTGAAGCTGCCAAAGAGGACCGTAGATATCTTCAATCGCGCCGCCTTTCGCCCGCGCAGGCGTGGAACCATCATTGCCCGAGCGGCTCGCTCCTCAACCTGCCGCCATTTGTGGTCGGTGAAATACTCGGCGACGATTTCAGCTTCGATTTGGAATCGCGCGGTTCTTACTTCAACGCGTTTGAAGACATGGAGCTGGATACCGAACCGCTTCTGTATGAGAACGTCATCACCACGCCGGACGGCCATCGCCAGCAATTGCGCGATGACAAATACTGGGTCACGGTCAATCCCTTTAACCTTTCCCAATTGTTCGTTCACGACGCGAGCAAGGTATGCCTGGGAATCGCCCAGCGCGCCGAGCGCGTCGACCGCAGCAATCCCGAACAACTCACGCGCGCTTACGGCAATCGCTCGCGCCGCCTGGCTGAATTGAAAGCGCCGATTGTGGCGCGGCACGCGGACATGATCCGCGAGGAGACGAAGCGCCTGGAGCACAACGCGCGCGTGCTGGACCTGAAGAAACCTTTCACGCCGGAGGAAATCGCCGAGGCCAATTTTGTGAAGGAGCGCGGGCCGGAAGCGGCAGCGGCCATTCTGGAATCGGTTGATCCGGCCAGCGAGGATACTCGCTCCACCGATGCGGGAGACAATTTGCTCCGAACTCTTTCGGGGCGAGACCAGTAAACCATCAACTCAATCACGGGCACCATGATAGCAAACATTGAACACCCCACCAACGCAGCGACGGAGGAAATCACGTCCGCATTGACCGTCGTTAACAAAAACAAAATCGCCGGAGACGTCGTGAACAAAGCCACGGCGGATTTGCCGGATTCACAGCGCGCAGCCATTCGCCGGTTGCACGCGTATTATTTTGAGAACGATCTCGGGCTGGATGAATTGGCGGACAAGCTTCGGCTCAGTCCCACCACCATCAGCCTGGTCTTTCGTGGGCAATATGGCGCGAAGCTCGATGGCGTGGTGGAAACGATCACGAAGTTTTTCGAGCTGGAGGACCGCCGAGGGGCATCGCGCAAGCTGGCGTTCATTACCACAGCCTATTCGCAGAAGATTTTCGACGTGTGCGACGTGGCGGTGGAGTTCCAGAAGATGGCCTTCATCTTCGGCGACGGGCAGGTCGGCAAATCCACCGCGCTGAAGGAATACCAGCGCACGCACAATCACGGGAACACGATTTATGTCGAGATGCCCACGGGCGGCGCGCTGACGAATTTCCTCGCGAAGCTGGCCGAGAAGTTCCGGCTCAGCCCACACCAGCGCAAGGCGGATTTGCGCCAGCGCATTCTCAAGGCGTTTGACGACCGGATGTTGTTGATCGTGGACGAGACGCAGCGCTGCACGCCCGAGGGGAACATCTCCAGTTGGGCGGCGCAGACGATTGATTTCATCAAGGAGATTTACAACGAGCGCGGCTGCGGCGTGGTCATCTGCGCGACGAATGTTTTTCGCGAACAGATGGAGACCGGCCCGATGAAGAAGTTCTTCGAGCAAATCCAGCGCCGCCGTGTGTGCAGCGTGCAGTTGAGTTCCACGCCGACGCAGCAGGATTTGAACACGTTTGCCGCCGCCTACGGTTTGCCCGCGAGCGCGGGCGCGGCGCGCGACCTGGAGCGGCAATTCATCAAGGACGACGCGCTCGGGATGTGGCTCACGCTGCTGCGCATGGGCGCGAAGATTTCCGCCGCCAAGAAAAAGAAAATGGAGTGGGCGCACGTGCTGGACGCCTACGCGGGAGTGAAGGCGCTGGAGACCGGCATTTAACCATTAACCATCAACCAAACGGAGGGCACCATGAAAAGTCAGAATGAAGAAGGCAGAATACAGAAGTCGGAACGTAACTTCGGAGTCAACTATCGTTGGCTCGGGAAGAATGGCCAGATTCACATTGGCCGGACGGTCACCATAGGCCGGGACCGCGCGCACGCGGAGCGCCGGTTTTTCAATCAGCACAAGCACGTGCTGATGGAGGAGGCGGGATGCGCGGCTTTAAAGGTCATCGGCAGTCTGGCGACGGTGGCATTTATAATTGCTCTGATGGCGTTTGCTGTTCGCACGGATGACAGACTGCAAGCCGCCAACGAGCGCATTGATTCACTGAAGTTTGAAGTCCGCACGCTCACGCATACGGTCGGAGAAATTTATCGCGACCGTTCTCCAGTCCTCACCGCCACCAACATCATTATTAATGTGGAAAGGAGCGGCGAATGAATCCATTGCTTACCGAACACCGGACGGCGGACGTGGAGAGGCCATCAATCCTGCGAGCGTTGATGCCCGCGCATGATGCCATGCTCAAACTCGTGGCGGCGCAGTTGGCCGACGATTACGCGGGCGAGCAGCACGCTCCGCGCCCGGTTCCGGCGACAACTCCATCGCCAAATGTTGAACCACTTCGTGGCCGTCCCGAGCTGCTGGCGATTGCCCAGAACGATCCCGGCCTGGCGCTCAAGCTGAAGTGGCTGCTGGACTCCATTCAGGAAGCCGACTGGGAGAATGCCCTGGCCGCGTTGGATCACGTCGCCTTTTCAATTCGCACGCACCGTCTCGACTCGCAGGTCGATGCGGAAGGTGTGGCCAAACGTTAATCAACCATCAACCAACAACACAAATGACCAAACGAAACAAAATCGAACCTTGCATTATCACCTCACGCGCGGCACTGGACGCCGTTGTCGCCGACGTCGTCAAATTGAAACTCGAATACACCGAAGCGACCGCTTGCATGGAGCAGGAAATCGCGGAAGTGCAGAAGCGCCACCAGGACAGGTTGCTCAATCTCGGTCGGCAGCTCGAATCGCGCGAAGCGGGCGTGTTTGTTTACTGCCAGAGAAATCGCGCCGCTTTGTTTTTGGAGAAGAAGTCGCTGGACCTGCTGCTCGCGACGGTGGGCTTTGAATTAACGCCACCACGCGTTGAGAAGGTCAGCGGCAAAGACACCTTCAGCAAGGCGGCTGCGCGTTTGGAGGGATTGGACTGGGGGCTTACCTACGTGCGTTATCCCGACCCCGAAGTGAACAAGGATGCGATCCTTGCCGACCGCGCGAAGCTCAAGCCCGAGCAGCTCCGCGAAGCCGGGTTGAGGATCGAGCAGGATGAAATTTTTTTCATCCGCCCGAAGTCAGCCGTGGCCGAGCAGAGCGTGAGGGAGGCGGCGTGACATGGCCGCGCGCCAACAACGCGAGCCGGAGAAGGAGCAGTATTGCAATGTTGAATGCGAATGCGGCCACAAGATCGGCACCTATTTTAGGCATTACGAAATTGGGCGCTGCTCCTGTGGCCGCCCCTATTGGGCGCTGCAGCCGAAGCGCGGCGGGCCGCTGGTGCTGTTTCCCTGGCCGGGAGACTGGCGCATGCAGGCCGCGAAGGAAGCGGCAAAGGAGAATGCCTATGTCGCGTGACGTCAAAACAGTGAGCTATCGTCCTGCGCTTCGCCGGATGCAGGTGATTATCGCTGCTCTGCGCGCAGGCCGGATTGTCAATGCTTCTGGATTCGCTCGGGCGCTGGAGACGTCCACAAAATCAATCCACCGAGACATTGATTTCCTTCGCTGGTCCCTCGGGTTTGATATTGAATATGTCGGCGCGGAATTTGGTTATCGGATGCGCAAAACAGGCAAATGCCCCTTTTGTCATCCGCCCGCAGGTGAACTGAAGTTCTATTCTTTTCCGCCTCCCGTCGTGCCGGGTCGCCCCGTCAATCATAGAGGACTGGCCGCGTGAAAATTCCCCGCACAGGTCCGGCCTGGTTCCTAATCGCTGGCATACCGGCGTTATGTTTGTGCGTGGTCGGGTTCGTCTGTTGCCTGGTGCGGCTCACCTGGCTGGAAGATGTCTGCGCCAAATGGGCGGAACAAATCCTTGGAGGAAAAACCTCGTGAGCCAATCCAAATTCTTTCCCGGCTGGCGCATGACGTGGGGCCAACACAGCGCCTATTTCAAAACACTGGAGGCCGTCTACGCGAAGCAGGGCATCACCAGCGCAGCCGACAAGGAATCGATGCGCAAGCTGATTCATGAGCGCGCCTTTGGCAGCGCCATTTCCGCGAAGGACATCGATCACCTGAAGGGCTTTGATGCGTTCAAAGCCGAATGCTTGGCATGGCTCCAACCGGACAGCATCGATGCTCAATTGCATATGGAGCAGATGCCCTTGATCCGTCTCCGTTATCGCATCCGCGAGTTGGCCGACGAACCATACATCGAGGCCATCTTGCGCGACCGTTTTAATAATTCCACGCTGGACGATTTGAGCGAGGCCGAGTTGGTGCAACTCCGAAACACGCTGGACGCCCGCGCGGGCGTCCGCAGGAAGAAGGAGAATCAACCGTTTTGAAGTAAACCCAAAAACAAAAGTGGCCCGGCAGTGTTAGAGCACCGCCGAGCCGCGACACGTCACAAGGATGAGTTGTGAACGCACCGCAAAATAATAAAAGCAATCCCGGCATGCCGGGGCAAATAAAAACGATGTTCATCACCGAAGGAAATCCCGACGCCCTGGTCGTGACTGAATCCATCAATGGATTCAGCGACGAGCGTTACTGGTTCCCATACCCCGAGGCCGCGCTGGCCTGGTGCCGCGCCAATCGGTGCAACTTCGTTTATCATCCGGCGCTGCCGAACAATTGATGAAGACGCTCCGCCCCCAGGTTAAGCAGCCACGATCCGACGAGGTTCGCGACACGATCCTGAACTTCATCCGCACGAAGTTCTACCAGGGGCACTATGTGGAGTTTGCCAAACAGCAGCGCGACCTGCTCCGGTGGGTGGTGTTCGAGTTGGCGGTTTACCTGGACACTCGGGCCGTCACTATCCCGGCGACGCGGTATATCGAAATCATGGTGGGGGATAAGGGCATTTTAATGGAGGCGATCCGGTTCATGGTCGCCAGCAAGATCAATTATATCCCGGCCTACCTGCGGCAGTGCGTCCAGTCGCATCTGTCGATCCATGGCGAGGACTATTACAACGAAGGAAAGAGCCTCCGAAATGCGCTGGATGCCGTCCTTAAAATCGCGCAACACAGCGTCGCTGTTGAGGCCGATCCAGTTCGGGAACTGGCAGCCGCCGCCCGCCTTTTAAAGCCCCGCAAAGCCGTCTTTAAAGCGCCCAAAATACAGCAGCCGGACCTGCTTTAAAGCCATGCTGATTTATACCCAAACCTTTTCCAACATGCCGGACCTGGCTGTAAAAGTTCTCAAAGTGCCCGCCCGCCGTGACTCACTTCGTAAGTGCCTGATATTTGGTCTCTTTTTGCGTCTTTCGGCCTGATTCGACTCTTCTCAAACCGCGTTCCTAGACTCAGGAACAGACAGGAGGCAAGCCGAGACGGAGGTCGGAGGCCAGAGTTCAGAGGCCGGCGATCAGAGGTCCGACTCTTGTCTCGCCGAAGCATCGCGAAGGCGGATCCGATATCAGGCTTCTGACCTCTGCCTTGTCGACAAGACCGCCACGCCACCGTTTCTGCATTCTTCATTCTACCTTCTGCCTTCCGCCCTATCCCACCTAATCCCACCAAATCCCGGTATAAAAAATTTTCGTCTTCCCGCCCCCACTCTTAAACTCAACTTGCTCTCTCGCAATGTGTGCCAGCCGTTGCCAGCCGCTGCGGCCGGGTATCCCCAACCCCACTTCCCGGTTTCTCCAACTGGTCACACGTCCCTCGTCACATATCACTTGCCTCAATGTAAGTCATTGAATCACAACCTCAGTCGCACCCAGTCGCACCAGATCGCAGAGGCCAGAGGTCGCACGGTGAATAAGGGGCATCGCGGCAG